CTTCCGATCTCTGTTTCTTGAGCAAAATTCGGATCTGGGGGTACGAAAATGGTAAGAAAAACTAATAAGACAATTCATGTTCTGGAGCAGGATAACGCCACTGCAAGGTTCCGAAAGTCCACTATCCAGAAACTAAAAGATGCATATGTACGCATAGGTGAGCAGAAATATACTATGCCTGTGATAGTACAAAAGAATAAAGTAGCAAGGGGCAAGTGGACAGACATTATGAAACTTTACAAAAAGTGTTCCCACCTTGAAATAGTTACGAGTGCAGATATTGGGTTGGTTGAACGCTACTCACTCATGTATGCTGACTATAAATTATTACTGAAGGCCAAGGAGGAGATTGACAGCCTGACTTGGAATGACCCATTAGGAAATTCTAAGATGTGCAATGAGCATAAAATTGATTCTAAGATTAATGCAAAATCTAAACTACTTTTACAGATGGAAACTGAATTATTCCTTACACCGTTGTCCAAGTCAAGGGCAATACCAAAAGGAAAGGCAGGTGAGAAAGAGGACAAGCTGACTAAAAAAGGATTTAAACTAGGATAAAACTAATGAGCAACTTAATAAAAAGATTAAAATTTTACTGCAGAAATGTTATGAATGGCAATACTTTAACCTGTACCAAGCATCAATGGGCATGCCAAAGGTTTCTGCATGATATAGAAAGGCAGGGAACTGATGAGTTTCCTTATGAATTTATCCCAGAGAGAGCTATTCGGTTTATTGACTGGTGTTCTCTATATAAACATACGAAAGGCATACTCGTTGGTAAGTATATAAATTTATACGATGTACCTGTACTGTTATTTATATTTTCTAACATCTATGGTTGGTATCATGTTGCAACAGGCATACGAAGATTTAATAAAGTATACTGGCAGGTAGCAAGGAAGAATGCAAAGTCACAGATGTTAGCATTGGTAGGAACGTATGAACTAATGGCATTTGATGAGTCAGGTGACGAAGTGAATGAGGTGTACTGTGCTGCAACAAAAAGAGAACAGGCACAGATAGTATTTAAGGAAGCAGTATATATGTTGAAAAGGTGCCCGGAAGTGCAACCATACTACCGACACGTTAATAGCCAAATAGTACATATCTCATCTGACTCCTTTATGAGGGCATTGTCTGAGGAGGATAAAAAGACAGGTGATGGTTTGAACCCTCAATGTGGTATCATTGACGAATACCATGCTCACGATACTTCTGAGATGTACGACATTATTGACTCAGGTATGGGTGCAAGGAAGCAACCACTAATTATCATTATCACAACGGCAGGTTTCAACCTCAACCATCCATGCTACAAGGTTGAGTATCAGTTAGCAACAAAAATACTTGACCCAAATATACCAGTTGAAATGGATAACTATTTTGTATTAGTAAATGAATTAGACAGAGACGACAAAGGTGAGTTGGTTGATGACTTAAAAGACCCTAATACATGGGTTAAAGCAAACCCAATCGTTGCAAGTTATCCTGAAGGGGTAAAGTATCTGAAAGACAGAATGAAGGAGGCATTTGAGATACCAGAAAAGATGAGAAATTTTTTAACTAAACATTTGAATATCTGGGTTCACTTGACTGAGCTTGCATATCTTAACATGATAAAGTGGCATAATTGCAAAGCTGACCTTCTCCCAGATTTGACAGGCAAGTCAGTTTGGATTGGTATAGATTTCTCAAGTAAAGTTGACCTCACTAGTGTATCGTTTGAGTTTAAGGAGGGAGATAATTATGTGGTACAGTCACACTCATTTATTGCCTCAGAGACTTTTGAAAGAAAGAAACGTACTGATAAGGTTCCCTATGACCTGTGGGCAGAGCAGGGGTGGATAACAGTACAAGAAGGTGCCATCGTTGATTATGTAAAAGCAATTGACTATATAAAGGAGTTAATAATAGAACATGGGTGGTATGTGGAGGCATGGTGTTTAGACCCATGGTGTGCAAGTCAGATAATGTCTGTACTAGTTGATGAGGGAGAAGAAGTTGTTGAAATCAGACAGGGTGCACGAACACTATCGGAACCAACTAAAGATTTTCGTGACATGGTATTGACTAATAGAATTATACATGATGGAAATCCTGTGCTTGCATGGGCAATAAGTAATGCTATTGCTGAAGAAGTAGACAAGAATCAGAACATAATGCTCAACAAAAGGAAGTCAAAAGGACGTATTGATCCCATTGCTTCACTCATAAATGCGCATGTTAGGGCAATGATACCTGAAGAAAACGGTCAATTCGATGTTACTTTTATATAAATTTATGCACAAAATTGCAGCATGCAAATTTATCTTTAAAAATCTCAAAATTTTTTCTGACTATTATTTCATTAGATACAACATTTGGCCTATTTTTTATTAAAATAACACTTGACAAAAAATAACCAGGACTGTATATTGGTTATGAGTTCACAACATAAACAAAAAAATTGAAATAATAAAAACTGGGAGCAACAAATGAAAAAGCAAATTGAAATCAAAAAGTTAGAAAACAAGATTGAAAGTTTAGAAGAGACAATGGTAATAATGAGGGACACCTGTAGTGATACATTCAATACAAGTGAAGGTGAAAGGGAAGAACTGACACAAGACCTAAAGGATGCAAAAGAAGATTTAGATGAGATGAAGATTGAACTAAAAAAATTATATACAACTAAAACAAAAAACCAACCGAAGGAGTCAAAGATGAAAAAGACAGCAAAGAAAGCAATCAAAACAATGACTAAGACAGAAGAAAAAGCAGCAGCGAAAAGAGCAGTAGCAAAAAAAGTTGAAGCAAAAAAAGTAGCACCTAAAAAAGCAGTAGCAAAAAAGGAAGTCAAAAAAGTAAATAAGATTTCAGGAATTTACGGAGACTTCTCAAGAGCAAATCTTTACAATGAACTTAAGAAAAGAAGTATTAAAATGCCGGGCGGAAATGTAACTAAACAATTAGTAGCAACACTTCTTGAAGATTATGATAAAGACCCTGCAGCATTCAAGGCAGCAAATGCACCAAAGCCAAAGGCAGTAAAAAAAGTTGTGGCAAAAGTAGCAAAAAAAGTTGAAGCAAAAAAAGTAGCAAAGAAATCAACTAAAAAGGTTGCAGCAAAAAAGACAGCAACTAAAAAGTCATCAAAAAAATAATTGACATCAATGTGCAGCCAGGCCCCTCACAGTAGGGGTCTTTTTTTATCTCCTTGCTCAATCCCTTGTTAATTCCTCAACATATCATATCTAACACCTAGTTAGAATGTAATATTCGTCAGTGCAATTATGCGTTTAATATAAGCAACGCCGAGGAAACGCAGTTAAAACGCGTATTTTAAGGCACAACTGCCGGGGATAATGGTCATATACCTACCCATGGGTGACAGGCCTGAGGTGCCCACACGTAAATTTATTCATAGTTAGTACCTAGGTAGGCGCCTATCGCGTGTCTCTGGGTCAGGCCTTGCATATTTATTCAGGCACGTAGAAATTTATTTCGTGCCCCCATGGTAATTATCTTTAGTTTTTTTAATAAAAATACCAGAAAACACTTGACAAGATGGTATTATACTGTTATATTACTTATGAGTCATCAAATAAACCAAACAAAATGGGAGTACAAAATGAAAAAGAATGAACTTGAAGCAGGAATGAAAGTAATGCACGAAGAGTGGGACAGTGACACAAGTGAGTCAATGGAAGTTGTTGAAGTTAATGGTAAGTTAATGTTAAGGTTTGGTGGGATGCCGGATACCAATATAGATGCAGGTGGTGAAAGTGAAGATGGTTGGTTTGAAGCTTAAATAGCATAATTATAACCTTTACTAGATAGGGCCTTCGCATTGAGGGCCTTTTTTTATCTCCCTACCCATGGGTAACCCACCCATGCCTATTCATATTTATAGTGGGTACCTACCCGTACCTCACTTGGGCACTGCGATGGCAATACTATGGCAAAACGATTGAAAGTTGAGATTTATTTTGGAAATGCTAAATAGTTCCTTTACATTAAAAGAAAAGGAATGCAATGAGAATCCTTATCGTATTAGCAATGTTACTGAAGATTGCCCTACTAGTTACAGGGGGCGCGTTTATTTACTACGGAATAAGTTTAATGAATGTTCCATTGTCTTATGTAGCACTCGGCGTTTATTGCGTGGTTCTTGGCGTCCCAACGAAACCTCAAACTAAAACAGAGCGTAAGAATGATTCTGGATAGACTAATTTCAAATGCTAGGCAGGCATTCAGGTCAGAGACCATGTCTGAAGCAATCAGCAATTGGATTTCTGGGAAGTCAGATGAAATGCCAACAAAGACAGCTTCAGGTGCTAGTGTCACTCCGGCAAATAGTTTGACACTTTCAACTGTTTATGCTTGCGTAAAGGTTGTGTCTGAAACGATTGCAAGTTTACCATTATCAGTTTATAAGCAGTTAGATCCTAAAGGCAAGGAGATGGCAAGAGACCATTTCTTATACAAATTACTACATGATAAACCTAATAAATTTCAGACATCATTTGAGTGGCGTAAACTGACTATTGCTCATAAATGTTTATGGGGTGCTGGGATAAGTGAGATTGAGTGGGATAAAAGTGGTTATCCTGTTGCATTATGGCCTTTACCTCCTTGGCGAGTTGAACCAAAGAAATTAGGCAATGGTGACATAGTTTATAAGGTGTATCTGGACAACAGTGGTAGAAAGTTCAAAATTCTTCAGAGTTCCGATGTGATAGTATTTACATCACTTAGTACCTCCTCATTTGAGTGGATGAGTCCCATCCGGGTACAGAGAGAGACTATTGGTATGGCAATGGCAGTCAAAGAATTTGGTGCAAAGACATTTGGTCAAGGGACGAACCCTGCTGCAATCGTTACCTATCAGGGACGAATGAATGAGACTTCTGAAAAGTCACTACAGGACAAGATGCAGACATACTCAGGACTTGGTGAATCTCACAGATTAATGCTTCTTGGGCATGGCATGGAATTTAAGAGAATAGGTTTACCACCTGAAGATGCCCAATACCTTGAAACTCAGAAATTTAGTGTTGCAGAAATTAGTAGAATTTATAATGTGCCTTTATTTATGATAAATGAAACTGAGAAGTCAACGTCGTGGGGTAGTGGTATTGAGGAGCAGAAAAATGGATTTGTGACTTTCTCACTAACACCTCATCTGGTTCAAGGTGAGCAAGAATTAAAGTCAAAATTATTCTGTAATATTGCACCAGGTTATTTCCCTGAGTACAACCTAAATGCACTGTTACGAGGAAAGATTAAGGATAGAGTCGAAGCATATAATAAGATGTTCCTAATGGGTGCACTTTCACCGAATGAAATCAGGGAGAAAGAAAACCTAAATCCTATCCCAGATGGTGATAAGTATTTCGTGCCTTTAAATATTGTCGACATTAGTCGATTAGATGAGATTGAGTATAAAACAGAAAAGGAACCAGATACTAAAGAAAAAGATGAAGAAAAAGATGAAGAAAAAGACAATAATGAATAAGTATAGAGGAGGGCGTGTATAATGAAACTAGTACAGGCAGTATTTAACATGGAAGATACTAGGACAGAGAGAGGTGAAGAAAATGCCCTCAAAGTAACTGGTTATGCTGCAAGATTTGACAAGTTATCTGTACCAATGTGGGGCTTCAAAGAAAAGATTAGAAGTGGTGCATTTGGTAAGTCGCTAAAAAGTAACAGTGTTAAGGCACTTTGGAATCATAATTCAGACCTTGTCCTTGGAAGTACAAAGGCAGGAACACTTGACTTAGTTGAAGATGATAAGGGACTAAGATTTGAGATGAATTTACCGGACACTCAGGCGGGTCGAGATGCCCATGTGCTAGTTGAGCGTGGTGATGTTAACCAGATGTCTTTTGGTTTCTTAATTAGGAAGCAAGAATGGGATGAGAGTGACCCAAAGAATATAGTTAGAACCCTTGTCGAGGTTGACCTGAGGGAAATCAGCTTAACTCCTTTCCCAGCTTATAAGCAAACATCTGCAAAGACACGAAGCGCAAGAGACGATTATGATGACTACAAAAAGGAACAGAGAGATACTGAGTCATTAGAAAATGAAGAAAGAAAGAATGAACTAAATTTGAAGATAAAATTACTAAATCTAGAAGCATAAACAACAAAAAAGGAGATGTCTAGTGAAGGATGTTAACCAACTAAAAAGAGACAGAAAAAAGATAGTTGACGAATTAAGAACTATCTATTCTGGTGCTCAGGAAAGAGAGAACAGCTCAATGACTGAAGCTGAAGCAACAAGAAGTCAATCTCTCGAGGCAGAAAAAGCAACTCTCGATTCTCAAATTACTTTAGCAGAAAGAAGTAATACACTTGAGATGGAAAATGCAAATGACGAGGAAGATAATTCCGAAAGAAGTGATGGTGGGAGTGGTGATGAGGAAGGTTTCAAAAATCTTGGTGAAATGTTGTTAGCAGTGAGAAGGGCAGCAGCACCTAATGCAAGTATCGATTCCAGACTAACAAGAGCAGCATCAGGAATGGGAAAAGATATTCCATCTGAAGGTGGATACCTGATACAAGATAACCACCTGGCAGGACTGCAGATGAGAATTTATGAAAAGTCACTTCTTGCTAATGCTTGTCAGAAAATAAATGTGGGGCCTAATGCTAACAGATTGACTTGGAATGAACTTCAAGAAACAAGCAGAGCAGATGGTTACAGAAATGGTGGAGTTAGAGCATACTGGGCATCAGAGGCAGGAACAGTAAATGCATCTTTCCCTAAACTGACTAAACGCTCATTAGAGTTAGAAAAGATAATGGCTCTGGTATATGCAACAGAAGAGTTAATTGAAGATGCTGCTGCAATAGAATCACTAATTACAGAAGTGGTGTCAGATGAATTATCATTCCAATTAGATGAGGCAATCTTTGATGGAACAGGTTCAGGAAAACCATTAGGAATAAACAACTCATCTGCAATTATCACTGTACCAAAAGAAACTGGTCAGGTAGCAGATACTATTGTTTATGAAAACATCGTTAAGATGCGTTCAAGATTATGGGCAAGAAGTAGAGCAAACTCAATCTGGTATATTAACCAGGATGTAGAGCCTGAGTTACAGACAATGGGTCTGGTCATAGGTACAGGTGGGGTACCCGTATATATGCCTGCTGCAGGTGTAGCTGGTTCACCTTACGATACTTTATTTGGTAGACCTGTGATACCAACTGAGCATAACAAGACAGTTGGTGATAGAGGAGATATCATTCTTGCTGATATGAGTCAGTACAGATTGATAGATAAAGGTGGAATCAAAAAGGCAAGTTCTATCCATGTAAGATTTGTATATGATGAGCAAGTTTTTAGATTCACTTACAGAGTAAATGGTGCACCTCTTTGGTCAACAGTATTGACTCCTAAGAATAGTACAAATACTCAGTCACCATTTGTTGACCTTGCAGCAAGAGCTTAATTAACCTAATTAGTGAAATTAAAATAAGGAATGGTCATAATGAAAGAAATAATGAAATTTGTAAAAGGTCTTGACCCAGTTGCTGATGGTTTTTCCGGCACTGCAGTCAGTGACATTATCTCAATGAAAGAACACAAGTTCTTGACTTTCTTGGTTCATAAAGGTGTGGGTGCAACAGGTACAGGTACGATTACTGTGGAAGCTTGTGACGATATTAGTGGAAGTAACTCAGAAGCAATCCCTTTCAGCTATCAGTCAATAATTAGTGGAGACACACCAAATGCAATTACCAAAGCAACAACTGCTGGTTTTGCAACAACTGCTGGTAGCTCACAGATGTATGCTGTTTATGTTAACGCATCCGAATTGGCAGATTCTGGTTATGAGTATGTTAGGATGAAATCTACTGAAGTAGTAGACAGTCCAGTTTTAGGTGGAATCATTGCAATTCTAACAGAAGGAAAGTATGAGCAAGAAGTGTCAAACACAGCAATAGTTTAATTAGTACTATTGATAACTAGAAATTAAGGAGATAAGATGGGAATATATAATGGTGGAGATGCTCTGAGAAAGGCAGTAGTAGGTGAGCTAGTCTCAAAGGGCACTGCAACACTCCCTCAAACAACAGCTGGGAATTTATTCTCAGTCGTTGGGGGAAGAGTCAGAATTCTTCAGATAATGGGTGAGGTTACTACAGTAATCCAAACTCAGGCAAATGCAACTAAGTTGTCCCATGATCCAGATGTGGGTGCAGCAGTTGATATCTGTACAGGATTGGACATTTCTGCAGATGCAGTAGGAACTAATTATGGTATTACAGGTGCAGTGGCAAGTGCAATGTTGGGCGCCTCACACGCATACTTAGTAGGACAGGCAGCACCTCTAATTTTACCAGCAGGTGTAATAACTATAACTTGTGCAGCTTCTAACACTGGGTCAGTAAAATGGGATGTTCTTTACGTACCTATTGACGAAGGTGCTAGAGTTGTCTCAGTATAAGGAGGTGATTCTTGAAAGTAAAAGTTAAAATGATGTTGAGATATGGTAGGGCATTGCTAAGACCTGGTGAGATACATGACCTACCTAAATCTCAGGCACTAGTCATGATTACTAATGGCTTCGTTGAAGCATCAAAAAAGTCAGATTCTGTTTCTTGTCCTTACTGTGAGAAATTGATACCAAAAGATGATATAGAGCAACATCAAGAAAATTGCCCTGAACGACCAGAAGATGAGGAGGAGGTAGCTCCTTATGAGGAATGGTCAAAAAAGGAATTGAAAGATGAGCTTGGGGCACGAGAGATTGACTTCGAAAAGAATGCAAACAAAGATATACTTGTGCAGTTATTAGAATCTGACGATGAGGAATCTGAAGAATCTGGTGAGGACGACAGTTTAACTGATGGTTCTGACGAGGAATAGAATTAGCATGTCTGACTATACGAAAAGAATGAAGATGACAAGCATGACTCGTTAAATGAAGAAAAATAATATAACAGGAAAGGTAGAAAATGAGCAACTTTAATTACAACACTGACTTTGTACTGAGAGTAACAACTGCACCAGCATCAGAGCCTGTGACTGTTGACGAGGTAAAAACTCATTCTAGAATAAGTGGGACTGACCAAGATACACAGATTGCCAAATGGATTAAATCTGGGAGGGAATTAGCAGAACAGTATCAACGAAGAGCATACACAACTCAAACCATTGAGCTTAGCTTTGACAAGTTCCCACTTACACCTTTTTGTTTACCGAGGTCGCCAATATCTGAAGTGACTGAGATGAAATACTATGAGACGGATAATACTGAGGTTGTGGTGTATAATTCATCTGTCCCAGTGGATACGAATGATAACTACCTAATTGATGTAGATTCGGAACCTGCAAGGATAACGATGGCATACGGATATACATTCCCAACAAGTGTACTTAGAGAGATAAACAGTTTTAAGGTCACTTACATTGCAGGAAAAGATAGTGCAGATGATGTAGAAGAAAATGTTAAAGATGCCATCATGTTATACTGTGACTGGCGTTATGAGAATAGGGCAGCAGAAACAAATGAGGTACCAGAACAATTCTGGAGTTTATTGGATATGGGAAGGATATACTTATAATGGCAAAAGGATACAAGCAAATATATAAGTTTGATAGGACGAAGAATAACCAGGCGTTATCTAGCGTTCTAAGACATCGTATCACTATTGAGCAACCTGCTAATTCATCTGATGGTGAGGGTGGCATGGTTGCAGGATGGGTGAAGGTAGGTGTCACCTGGGCAAGTGTAGACCCAATATCAGCAAAGCAGAAAACAGATTTTAGTTCAATTAGTACAGAAATTACTCATCTTGTCAAGGTTCGTGGTAATGTTATCTGTAAGGACACTTACCAACTTCAATTTGATGGCAGGACATTTGAAATACTTACAGTAGAGAATATCCAAGAAAGGGATATACTAAAGATTATTATGTGCAAAGAAAGGAGTAGATAATGAGTGTTTATAATTCACCTGTAGTTCATAAATTTGGGCAAGCTCCTGACTTCGATACTGCAGATGGTGAAGTAACTATATGGGATGGAGCTAATGATGCAGGACTAAATCAGATGGCTTATGTCTGGTCAACCACAGCAGCAATAGATAGCATAAGTTCTAGCGATGCTGGAGATACTCAAGTTATTCAATTACAAGGACTTGACGAGAATTATGTGCTAACTATCCAAACTGTTACTTTGAATGGACAAACTAAGGTAACATTAGATACACCACTAATTAGAATCTTTCGTGGTAAGAATGCAGACTCAACGACTTTAGCTGGGACAGTTTATGTTTATGAAAGTTCAGCTATAACTACGGGTGTACCAGATGACAGTACAAAGGTAAGACTAGTTATTGCTATTGGTAATAATCAAACTTTGATG